TGGGCGGTCGTATCGGACGATCCGATGGCCATGGACAAAGTAAAATTGTTCTTTGAGTATTTCTCGGCACTGCCGTCATGGTTCACAAATCTGTGGATCCTTGTCGTCGCGAGTATTTATGGTATAAAGGGAACACAAATATTTAGAAACGGAGGAAAAAAATAATGTCAAGTAAATTTGTAGGATACGGTCTTAAAGCTATTAAGAACCTTATTAAAGGTGGTAAACAAAAAACCACTGGCACAGAAGTCGTAAATCCGTTTAAATTTAAACCTGCTAAATCTAAATTAGAAAAAGCAGTTAAAAAATTAGAAATAGACACAGCACAACAAAAAGGAAAGACAAAAAAAATTATTCAAAAAATGGAAAATGAAATAGAACCGTTTAGAAGAAAATTAAGACAAACAACTCAAAAAGTAGCTGGTGAAAAAGTTACTGAGTCTGGAATAAGTAAGGGTAAAGACAGAATTAAAAAAATGGGCGGCGGAATGATGGGCCGTAGATTTGGAATGAAAAAAGGTTCTAAGTTTCCTGATTTAACAGGAGATGGTAAAGTTACATTTGCTGATATCTTAAAAGGTAGAGGTGTGATTAACGGAAAGAAAAAGAAAAAATAATGGCAGGTCCAGGTTTATATGCAAACATTGCAGCTAAAAAAAGAAGAATCGCTGCTGGCTCTGGAGAGAAAATGAGAAAAAAAGGTTCAAAAGGTTCACCAACTAAAGCAAACTTTGTAAGAGCCGCACAAACAGCGAGGAAAAGATAATGACTAAATTATGTCCTAGAGGTAAAGCCGCAGCGAAGAGAAAATTTAAAGTATATCCGTCAGCATATGCTAATGCCTACGCTTCTAAAATTTGTGCAGGTAAAATTAAAGATCCATCTGGAGTTAAGAGAAAAGATTTTAAAGGACGAAAGCCAGCTATGGTTGGTGGTATGATGAAACGTGCATCTTATATGGGTGGTGGATTAACTGAGGCTACTCAAAGATTAAAAAGACAAGGTTTAAAAAAAGGTTCTGTGGCTAGAGGCTGTGGAGCTATCATGTCAGACAGAGCTAAAAAAACAATAATGGTATAGTGCCATGGCAAAAAATGGTCTTGATAAATGGTTCGCACAAAAATGGGTAGATATTGGGAGCAAACGAAAAGATGGTTCGTTCGCCAAATGTGGCCGTTCAAAACAAAAAAAGGATGCGAAACGAAAGTATCCAAAATGCGTCCCACTTGCCAAAGCCACACGGATGAGCGACTCGCAAAGGGCGAGTGCTGTCAAACGAAAAAGAGCAGCGGGTAATACAGGACCTAAACCTACAAACGTAAAAACATTTACTAAAAGAACAAAAGCAAAAGAAGGTGGAGCTATGAATTCAATGATGAAACAAGCTCAAAGAAATTATACAGGAAGTTATGTGTCAGGAGATTTAGGAGGAGTAAGAGTAGGAAATAAATCTTATCAAAAATATTATTCTAATCCTGGTTTTAAAATGCCAAAAATATAATGAGAAGAGAAGACAAACAACCACCAAAAACTAAAAAGTATTTCAGGCCTACAAAGTCTGGAGCAGGGATGACTAAAGCTGGGGTCGCCCGATATAGAAGAGAAAATCCTGGCTCTAAACTAAAAACAGCGGTCACTGGCAAAGTCAAACCAGGATCCAAAGCTGCTAAAAGACGTAAATCATTCTGTGCGAGATCACTTGGACAAATGAAAAAATTTCCAAAAGCCGCTAAAGATCCTAACTCAAGACTAAGACAGGCCCGTAGAAGATGGAAATGTTAAAGGAGAAAATATGCCATTAAAAATGTATAAACCTAAATCTACAAAAAGAGAAGAAGGTGCAACAAAAGCTCGAGCAAAAAAAATGGGTGGCGGTATGATGATGGAAAGACCTGGAATGAAAAAAGGTTCTATACCACCACAACTTAAAAAATATGTCATGGCTAAAAAGAAAAAAGCCAAAATGAAAAAGAAAGCATAATGGTTAAGAAAATAAAAAAAGTTGCTAAAGCTTTAAAAAAAGCTTCTGCTTTACATAAGAAACAAAGTAAAGTTATAGAGAAGCATATTAAGGAGATGAAACGTGGCGGATCCAAAAAAAGGTACGGGTAAAAAACCCAAAGGGTCTGGACGTAGACTTTATACGGATGAGAATCCAAGAGATACTGTCCGTATAAAATTTGCGACACCATCAGATGCGAGAGCAACTGTTGCAAAAGTTAAACGTGTAAGTAAACCTTTTGCAAGAAAAATACAAATACTAACAGTAATGGAGCAACGAGCTAAAGTAATGGGTAAAAACCAGGTTGCTTCTATTGCAAAGAAAGGAAAAGATGCAATTAGAAAACGTCATAACAAAACTACTTAGGTTCATAAACACTAGAGTAGAAGCTTTATCTATATCAGTCACATCCGGTAGTGTTGACAATATGGAAAAGTATAGGTATATAATAGGACAAATAAATGCCTTAGAGGCAACAAGACAGGAACTCTCTAACCTGCTAGAAGATAAGGAGCAAAATGGAAAAGGAACAGTCATCGATATTAACACCAAACAATGATCTTATTGGTGTAAAAAAATCAAAAAAAGAACCGAAGTTACCAAAACCAACGGGGTGGAGGATTTTAGTTTTACCTTTTAAGATGAAAGAGAAAACTAAAGGTGGTCTTCACTTAGCTGAAACTACTTTAGAAAGACAACAAGTTGCATCTCAGGTTGGTTTGATACTAGCTATGGGTCCGGATTGTTACAGGGACAAAGAAAGATATCCGGATGGTCCATGGTGCAAAGAGAAAGATTGGGTTATGTTTGCAAGATATGCAGGTAGCCGAATAAAAATAGATGGTGGGGAAATGCGTCTGCTAAATGACGATGAAATTTTAGCAACAATTGATAGTCCAGAGGACATCTTGCATGAGTTTTAATCATAGGAAGGAGTAACTATGCCAGAAGAAGAAAAAAAAATGGTACCCATCGATACATCAGGACCTGATGCTACGATTGATATCGAAGAACAAAAAGACGAGTCAGTAGTTGATACTGAAGCGCCGGAACAAGAAACAACAGAACAAGGAACAGATAAGACATACGAAAATGAAAGAGAAACAAAGTTAGATGATAATAAATTAGAAGATTACAGTAAAGGTGTACAAGCTCGTATTGCGAAACTAACTCGTAAAATGAGAGAGGCAGAAAGAAGAGAAAAAGCTGCCGTTGAATATGCACAAGCTGTAGAACAGAAAAGACAAGTTTTAGAAAAAAAATTTGAAAAAACTGATTCTGATTATATTAAAAAATTTGAGTCTACTATTTCATCAGGAATGGAAGCAGCACAAAAAGAATTAGCTGCAGCTATTGAAGCTAATGATGCAGCAGCTCAAGTTGAAGCAAACAAAAGAATTGCAACACTCGCGTTTGAGAATGCAAAACTAGAGCAAGCTAAAGAAGGCAGAGAAACAGAAATTGAAAAACCTGTAAAAACATTGTCTCAAGGTGGAGATGTAAATATTCCTCAAAGAGATGATCCAATTAACCCAGATCCTAGAGCCGAAGCATGGGCTGCTAAGAATTCTTGGTTTGGAACAGATAGGGCAATGACCTACACTGCTTTTGAGATACACAAGGATTTAACTGAAAAAGAGGGGTTTGATCCTAGTTCTGATGAATATTATGCGGAAGTTGATAAAAGAATACGAGTTGACTTTCCACATAAATTTGGTACAACCGAAACTAAGCAATCGGCCGCCCCTGTTCAGACAGTGGCTTCTGCTACAAGAAGCGTAAAGCCTGGTCGCAAAACTGTGAAACTCACTTCTTCACAGGTAGCAATAGCTAAAAAATTAGGAGTGCCACTTGAAGAGTACGCAAAACAATTAAAAAACACGGAAGGAGCGTAAAATGGAAAAAGATAACAAAACTTCACGTGCGAGCCAGACACGGTCAAAATCTGAAAGACCTAAAGTGTGGGTTCCACCATCTGCTCTAGATGCACCCCCTGCACCTGATGGATTCAGGTATAGATGGATAAGAGCTGAGGTACAAGGCTACCAAGATACGAAAAATATAACTGGACGTATAAGAGAAGGTTATGAATTAGTTCGTGCTGAGGAAGTTGAGAACGCAGATGATTATCCAGTCGTTGAAGACGGCAAATACAAGGGAGTGATTGGGGTCGGTGGCCTTCTTCTTGCGAAGGTACCAGTCGAGATCGCGAAGCAAAGACAAGCGTACATGTCTCAAAGACATGAAGAACGAAGTCAAGCAGTAGAAAACGATCTTATGAGGGAGCAGGATAATAGAATGCCTATCAATGTTGAAAGGCAATCTCGTGTAACCTTCGGTGGTACTAAAAAGTAATTTTAAAATATCACTGAATTAAATCAACCGTACTGGAGGCCCTTTCGGGGGCAGGTACATAAAGGAGTGAAACTATGGCAAATAGAAACACACAAGGTTTTGGTTTAATTCCTGCTGGCGTAATGGGTCAAACACCTGCTACGAGCGGTCAGGGTAAATACAAAATCGATGCTGGTTATGCTACGTCATTGTTCCAAGGTTCTGCAGTCAGACTTGACAATGCAGGCGGTGCTAACACTAACCCTGGCTACATTATCACAGCGCAAGCAGCTATCACTAATCACACGATTGGTGTTCTAAATGGAGTTTTCTTTAACGCGGCTACGACTAACAAGCCAACTTTTCAAAACTTCTACACACAAGTAACTCCAGCAAACAGTGAAGACATAACAGCGTTTGTAATAGACAATCCGTTTCAACAATACGTTGGATCGGCTGATGCAGCAGTTGCTCAATCTAACATCGGAAGAACAGTTGGATTGACAGTTACAGCAGCAGGTTCGACATCAAGTGGACAGTCTAGTTCAGAGCTGACTATCGGAACTATTCACAACATTAACAACCAATGGAGATTGTTAAGAGTAGCAGAAGATCCTGAAAATGAGGATATTACTGCAGCTAACGCATCTTACGTTGTAATGGCTAACAAGAGTGAGTACTTCGGTACAGGAACTGTTGGACAATAATAGGAGCAAATAGAAATGGCAATATCAAGAGCACAACTAGTTAAAGAACTAGAACCAGGCCTAAATGCACTATTTGGGCTGGAATATAAAAGGTATGAAAATCAGCATGCTGAAATTTATACTAACGAAAACAGTGACAGAGCTTTTGAAGAAGAAGTAATGTTATCTGGTTTCGGAAACGCACAAGTGAAAGGTGAAGGTGCAGGCGTATCTTTTGACGAAGCACAAGAAACTTTCACAGCTCGTTACACTCACGAGACCGTGGCTTTAGCGTTCGCGATTACTGAAGAAGCAATCGAGGACAATTTGTATGACAGACTTGCGTCTAGATATACAAAAGCTTTAGCAAGATCTATGAGCAATGCAAAACAAGTAAAAGCAGTCGAGCCTTTAATTAATGGTTTACCAGGTGTAAACACTTTCTTATCAGGCGACGGCGAATCTTTATTTGGCACTGCTCACCCTACAATAGCAGGTACTTTCCAAAATACCTTGACTGTTCAGGCTGATCTTAACGAAACTTCATTAGAAAATTCGTTGATTCAAATCGCGAAAATGACTGATGAAAGAGGTCTTAGAGTTGCAGCAAGAGGAGTGAAAATGATCATTCCTTCGGAGCTTCAGTTTACAGCTGAGAGATTGATGAAATCTCAAGGTAGAACTGGAACAGCTGACAACGATATAAATGCAATCGTTTCAATGGGAATGGTTCCTCAAGGATACAGAGTGAACAATTACCTAACTGATTCAGATGCGTTCTATATCTTGACAGACGTACCTAACGGTATGAAAATGTTCACAAGAGCTCCATTGACAACTGCAATGGAAGGTGATTTCGATACTGGCAATGTTAGATACAAAGCTAGAGAAAGATACTCATTTGGAGTATCAGACCCTAGAGGTATCTTCGGCGTTGAAGGTGCGTAACATCTAATTTATGTGGCGGGACACAGTCTCGCCACATTCATAAAATAGAAAGAAAAAATGCCCATTAAACAATTCAGAGTACAAATTTATGCATATCAAATGCACGCTGATTTTGTTATAGAAAGTGTAGATGGACCATTAGATATCGAAAATGCCATAGTTGACAAACTAGGAAAAAAAGATATAAAATGGGATTATCTTGGAGAAATGAACGATCCCAAGATTAAACGAATAACCTATGAGGAGGTTATCGATGGAGAACATGATGCAACATCTAGAGGACCTTTACACAAAGAAGAGAGGTCTGGATCTCGAATGGGAACAGGAGCATCTTAAAGAGGGTAGATATACTCTCAATATGGTTAAAATTGACAGAAAAGTCAGAGATGTAATTAGCCATATAAAAATTGCAGAAGCTCAAAAAGAGCATATGCGAAATAAGATAGAAGCTTCTCAACCACAAGTTTCTGTAGCAACTTAATAAAAAGCTACATCGTTGGAAAAATCCAATCCACATTATAGGCCCTCTTGCGCTCTACTTAAATCTAGTATATAAAAAACACACTATACAATTAATCAGAACGTAGACGAGTATAGTCGACGGCCTAGAGACTACGTTCGGAAAACTAGGAGGATACAATTATGGCAATAACTACATTTTCGGGACCGGTAAAAGCGGGATCGATAAGAGAAGGAGCTACTGCAAACACAGGGTTTGTATTAATGGCTCAATCAGCAGTAATCGATATTATCGGTGCAACTGCTACTACAGCTGTAGGAATTATTCCTGCAAACTCACAAATCGTTGATGTAATTTTAAATGTTACAACTGTTTCTAACGATGGTGGTACAGCAACTGTAAAAGTCGGACACTCTGGTGACGATGACGAATATCTTGCAAACACAAACGTAAAAGCTTTGGCTACAACTAGAGGTACTATTGGTACTGATGGTACAGATATTGGATCATCTGATCAGACTGTTAATGCTGTGTTCACAGCAGCTAACGGTGATGGTACAACTGGTGCAGCGACAGTAACTGTTTTGTATATACAAAACAATAATTTATCATAATTAATTTAACGTGGGGCTTCGGCCCCACTTAAGTTTTAACGGAGAAAAATATGAGTTCAGATCAGAAATTTACAACATTTACAGCTGATGGACAGGTAAAAACTTTTTCAGGAGGATCTGTTAATATTGGTCCTGCTAGAGTTACATATATTCAAGCTACGGGTATTACAAATATAAAACTTTATGATGCAACATCTGCGTCTGGAAATATAATATTTGAATCTACTTTTGGAAGTGAAGGATTAGATATATATGTGCCTGGAAACGGTATTAGATTTGAAAATACTATCTATGCAGATGTAACTGGAACAGGATCAGTCACTCTAGGTTATACTGGCTAGGAGGTTAAATGGCTAATACTACCTCGGGCACAACTACTTTTGACAGAACTTTTTCTATTGATGAAATAATAGAAGAAGCTTTTGAACGTCTTGGTATTCAGAGTGTATCAGGATATCAACTAAAAACGTCTAGAAGATCTTTAAATATTTTATTTCAAGAGTGGGGAAACAGAGGAATCCATTACTGGGAAATAGAAGACACTAATATTGATTTAATAGAAGGTCAATCAGACTATGACTTTTTTAGATCTGCAGGTGATGGAACTAGTGCTGTTACAACTCCAACAAATCCTATACATGGAATGTCGGATGTTCTTGAAGCACAATTAAGATCTAACAGAACTCAAACCACACAATCAGACTCACCGATGACAAAAGTTGATAGATCTGTATACGCAGGCTTTTCTAACAAGTTATCAAAAGGCACACCTAATCAATACTGGGTAGAAAGATTTATTGATAAAGTTAGAATACACGTATACCCAACACCAGATTCTACAAATGCTACAAAAGATATGCATATATATTTTATAAAAAGAATACAAGACGTGGGCGCATATACAAATGCAACCGATGTTCCATTTAGATTTGTGCCTTGTATGGTTTCAGGTTTAGCATATTATTTATCAATGAAGTATGCACCACAATTAATGCAAGCTATGAAATTAGTCTATGAAGACGAGTTTCAAAGAGCACTAGCAGAAGATGGTTCTGCATCCAGCACGCACATAACACCTAAAACATATTACCCAGGAACATAATGCCAAAATACGCAACAGGTAAATACGCAAAAGCAATATCAGATAGATCAGGAATGGAGTTTCCATATCGTGAGATGGTAAGAGAATGGAATGGATCATTTGTGCATGTATCAGAATTTGAACCAAAGCAACCACAATTAGAACCAAAACCAATGTCAGCAGATGCAGTATCTTTAAGAAATGTTAGAGTTGACAGAAGTGAACCAGAAACATTATTTATATTACCAGAGAATCCTTTTGAAACTATGCAAGCAGGAAATGCTAATATAAATGTTTTTGCACCTGGTCATGGTTTAACTACAGGAGACACTGTAGTTTTTAGAGGACCACCAACAATATCACCTGGCACAGGCACAGAAGATAATCCAGTTTTTGCTTTTGCAGATATACCAGATTTTGATGGAATAGCAGGTTCCAATGTTCAAAGAGCTGCGGGTTATACTATTACTCGTGGAAAAATAACTTCTGGACCTGTAATTTTAGGAACGGACTACACACTATCAAATTTTTTTCATTTTACTGTAGCAACAAATACTGCTACAACAGGACTTATTAAGGGAGGAGGAGCTGGTCTATCAGGAGGACCGGTGACAATAACACCATGATAAATAAAATAAAAAATTTTTTTAAAAACTTATTCAACCCTGAAAGACAAGATCCACATCTTGTTTTATATGAAGAGGTAAGACCTACTCATTGTCCAGGTCATTTATATTTTAGAAAAAGCTGTTTAGCATGTCAGGAGATTATTAAATAATGGCATACACTTTATCTAACTTACAAACAGATATCAGAAATTATACTGAAGTAGACAGCACAGTTTTATCAGATAGCGTATTAGACACTATAATTAAAAATGCAGAAAATGGAATATACAGAGAGGCTGATTCAGATGATAATAGATTTTACGCTACATCAACTCTTGTTACAGGAAATAGGTACGTTACAATACCATCAGATTTAAGAAGCATTAGATATGTTCAATTAAAGGATACAAATGTTACACCAAATGTACAAACTTTTCTTGAAAAAAAAGAAGCTAGTTACATGGCGTCTTTTTATGACACTCCTGCAACACAATCAGGAATTCCTAAGTATTATGCTAATTGGGATGCTAATTTTTGGGTTGTAGCACCAACACCAAACGCTCAGTATGAAATAACATTAGCGTATGTAAAACAACCTTTTAGTATAACAGATACTACACAACCAACAGCAGCCCCAGCAGCTACAAACGGGACATACGTATCAAATAAATATCAAGATTTGCTTTTATACGGTTGTTTGGTAGAAGCATATGGATACTTGAAAGGTCCTGCAGATATGGTACAATACTACACGCAGGCTTATCAAAAAGCGCTTCAATCGTACGCGACTGAACAAATGGGTCGTAGACGCAGAGACGAATATCAAGATGGTGTTATTCGTATTCCAATACAATCACCATCACCATAAATATAAGGAGATAATAAATGGCAAACGTAATACCAAATGCATTTAAAGGTGAATTACTTTCTGGTACGCATAATTTTGCAAGTGGCGGAAATCAATTTAAACTAGCTTTGTACACGTCTAATCCATACTCAACATCAAGCACGGCTTACGACACAACTAATGAAGTAAGTTCAGGTGGTAGTAGTGGCTATACAACTACTGGTCTTGTTTTGCAAAACCAATCAGTTACGACAGGTGCTACATCTTTTGTTGATTTTGACGACTTAACATTTTCTAGCGTAACTTTCACAGCTGCTTTCGGTGCAATATACAACGATACCAATAGCGATAAGTTGTGTGTTGTGTTAGATTTTGGCGGGTCCAAGACTGCTACAAACGGAGACTTTAAAATAGTATTCCCAGCAACAGGAACACCAGCTAATGCAATTATAAGTTTAGCATCGTAATAGGAGAAAAAATAAATGGCGTTTAAATTAAATGACAGGGTAAAAGAATCCAGTTCGACTACTGGAACAGGTACATTCACACTAGGTGGAGCAGTTTCAGGTTTTGAAACTTTCTCTGCTGGCATAGGTGGAAGTAATACTACCTATTACTGTATCTTTGAAACAGGAACAAATAACTTTGAAGTTGGTTTAGGAACTTTAAATGGAGCAGCAAGCACACTTGCTAGAACTTACGTTATCTCCAGTTCTAATAGTGATGCAAAAGTAAACTTTGCAGGTGCAACAGAAGTATTCTGTACAGTACCAGGTGCAAAAATAGGTTTACCAAATCCAGAAGAGTATGGTTCATCATCAGCGCCAAAAGTTATTACAGTTACAGTTGCAGATAAATCAGGTAATCACCCATATGAAAGCGCTGGTGGAGCATCTACTTTAGCTTACTATTTAGATGGATTAGAATCTCCTGCATTAAGATTGTCAGGAACAGATACGTCTTACAAATATTACTATAGATTTGATCAATCTGATTCTACTAATTCTGGTCACCCATTAAGATTTTATTTAGAAGCAGATAAATCAACTGCATACACAACAGGTGTAACAACAAATGGTAGCCCAGGTAGTTCTGGAGCATACA